ATCAATACCGAAGTGCTTACCAGGCATACCATCTCTGTCTGCTGTCCATACAATATACTCTTGATTTGCAAGCTTAGACATTCCTTCGTTTTCAATAGCATAGATAACGCCAAACGGCTCTTTCTCTCCTGGTAAGAATAACGGTTCAAAGAATGGAAGTAGTTCATACTCTACTCTATTTTTCTTCTCGTTCCATAAACTGCGGTAAGCCATTGTTCCTAGCAAAAATGTAGTCTGCTCTAATTGCCTACGCTTAGAATTAAGACCTTGTAGGTCTGCAAGTTCATTGTATCTAGGGTCTGCACTTATGCGTGGAGGTCTTTTGTAGGCTTGTCCTCTGGCCTTGCATACTCTGCGCGTTAGGTTCTGCGTGTACGTTGGAACTTGCTGGAGGCTTTCTGAGCCAAAGTATTCTCCTACATATTCCTCGATATTAAAGCCTTCGTAGAAATCTAGAAGGTATTCACGCTCTTTAGTGCGCCTTGTCTCTATGTTGCTTAGATAATCTGCTAGACTATCTATTATTAGTTGTTCTGAAAGATCTTGTATTATCATTTATTTACCAATCTACCGTTCCTGCGGTTCTACTTTTAATTGGAAAAAGATTACACCAGAAATATCTACTGGCATCACAGGCGTGATCATTGAGTCCATCTTTTAGAGGTTCTTCTTTAAGTCTTTGGTCTTTCTTCTTCTCTGGATAGCGGTAGTTCTCAAAGCTAGATATAAACTTTTCTGCTCTGGAGTCTGCGTAAAAATGGGTATTTCCAGAAGCATCCTCAAACCAAGTACGCATATGACTAATACCGTTTGGAATGTTGCGTGAGACCTTATCTCTTCTGTAATCGACATTGATGCCTTTCTTTCTAAAAATCTCTATGTCTCCAATTCCACTCTGCGCTTGTACTCCTCCTCCTGCTGGATCACCGAAATAACGGATAATAGGGTATCTTTTTGCTTTAATCTTATCTGCAAAGTCTTCGGTCTTGATATTCTCTTCCCACACTTCATCTATGAGATAAATTTTATCTTTACTTGGATGTTGTTCGACCTGAAAAAATCCTGCTGCACTTGTGCGGTATCCAAAGTCGATACCCACATAGGTTGGAAGATCTGGGTTATACTTGAGTTTTTGGATGTGTATGGTGCGATCAAACGGAAAAACCCTCCCTGAAAAGCTGGTGAATTGCGCTCCGAACTCTTGTTGCCATGTTTCATATGTAAGTGTCTTCTTTAGCTCTTCAATGTCATCTTTGAAAAATGGAGACTCCCAGCTTGGGTGTTGCCAGGAATCCCAGTCTGGAAATTCTTCCGACTTTCCGCGTTGCCATAAATCATATACCCAGTTGTATCCTTCTGGTGTTGTTGTAAAGAGCGCCCAGCCTTGCTTGTCGGCTAGTGTTGGTCTGAGATACTGCTCCCATACGATTTTCCTTATCTTTGCTGCTTCTTCTACTACTAAGTGGTCTATGCCATCACCAACTAATGACTCAGGTCTGTCTGCTGACTTGACCGATACTTCGCTGTTTAGACCAGCTAGCTTCATATAGTGTACTGCACCGCTAATCTCTTTCTTGTATGCGATCGGAAGTCTGAGCTTTGTGATGATGTCTATCTTGACCTCTCGCATAATCTTGTCTGCTAAATCAAGCGTTGGGCCAACTATCCAGGTTCTCGTATTCGGAGTAAGGATGTAGGGCAAGATTTCTTTAGCAGCACTATAGCTTTTGCCTGACCTTCTTCCCTGTACGTTCACTCGAAAGCGTGCTGTCGAATTATGTACGGAAAGTTGATTAGGGCTAGGCGAGTATTCTAGGGCTTTCCAGAGCTTCTGTTTGTTTAATACTTTTCTTTTCAATGGGTGAATCTTCGTAGCCACACTCTTTGAGTAATCCCTCAAGATTGCCTACTAGTTCTAGTTCATTACGATCACTTTGACCTAAATATTGTTTCCCTAAAAATATCAACATTGCGTTTGAGCCTTGCTCGGCAGTCTTCCATTGAAGCTGACGTAGCTTGATCTTCATGCTTTCTCTACCGCGTTGTATCTCTGGCTTGAAGCGTGTGCGAATGGTTTGCTCATCGCAATTATGAAGCTTTGCTATTTCTACCGTAGAACAACCAAAGCTTGAGAGCATCTCTACTTTTTCAGCATCGATGTTTAGCTTGGGTCTGCCTAGTTTTTTCTTTTTGTCCATAAGATTCCTATAGTCTTTCAAAAACTACAGATTAGACTACATCAAATAGAACCCAACACTTGCGTATGGCTCTGCGCCAGTAGGTTTTAGCTGATGATTCAGATATTTCCAGGTTTTCTGCTATGAGTGGGAAGCTGTGTGATTTTAAGCGCATCTTGAAGACCTGAAGTTCACGCTCAGATAGTTTATCGTAGGCCTCGTGAGCCGAGAGTTGCCAATGCCTCATATGTGGCTCGATGAGTCCAGAGCGGAAGATCGCTAGTTTGCGAAAGAACTCGTCACCGAGATCGATGGATTCGATGAGTCTTTCGTAGTCAGCTTCGGTGATTATTGGCCAGTCCATTATTGTAACATATGTTGGTGCTTAAAAATAAAAAAAAATTTTAGACGCGATGTATGTCGCAAGCAAAAAACTGTCCTTGTGGCTCGGCTTTATTCACGATAAAAAACCAGGTTTTGATTTAAATAGATTCATTTGTTCGCATACCATTGAGGCAAAAATATATAATCGGTAGATAATACGCAAATTCAATCGTAAAAATCGTAAATAGCTTTTCTCGGCTTAGTGTGTTTGATTGGACGCACTCAAAAAATATATATATATAAGGTGTTATTGATAGTTAATGTAATATAAAGTATTGCATTTAATATAATTATTGTGTATTATATAACCATGACAAGCAAACAAATAGAAGGAAATACTATGAAACATAAAAATAAATATACTTTTTTAATGAATTGGCTAGAGAAAGAGCCGTTAAAATATTCAGATATGAATAGGCTTTTAAAATCTGTTAAGCTTAACAATAAAGGGTTTTATGAAATCACTAAAGAATTTAAGAATGATAAGTGGAGGACTAGAACAGACTATCAAGGTTACGGAAATACTAATTTAGTTCTATTAAAGTTTGGGGCATCAAGTTATAAATGCGATAAGCCTAGAATTAAAAAAAATAAGGACGGTAAATACACGCTAACGGCTTATGGATTAAAGACTAAAGAAAATCCATTTAAAAGAACTAAAAAGTCTTTAAAGCTTGAAAGAGAATATTGGACAGAAGTTAATAAAAAGAATCAATTACCTACTGAATATTTTCTAATTCATAAGATTGAAGAGCATATAGTTTTTGAGGATGATGATTATAAACTAATTAAAAAAATAAAGGAAAGAAATTAAAATGAGTAGAAAAATTAAAATTAGCAAAAAAGAATGTAACGCTTTAGCCGAAATTAGAGACCATATTAACGGCTGTATTTATGAGAATGGATTTGAAGACGAAATGAAAGAGGCAGGCCAAATAGAATTTGATGACTATGAGCTTTCGGAAACTTTAAACGGCTTAATTAAAAAATGGATTGAAGTTAAAAAATCCTAACTGAAGAGTTCGAAAGAACGAAACCCTCTACAGATCTGTAGAGGGTCTTAGGTTAAAACGAAAGGAAATCTAAAATGAATAAATCAATTACCATAACACATGAACAATACCACTCGCTACAATTAATTGAGGAATTTTTAACATCTGAAATTTATGCAACGGGCAATGACTACACAGACGAAAGTATATTAGAGGATGTTAGCGCTATATTAGAAGCGTGTAAGCTGCGCTCTGAGTTGTCATTTGAAAAGAGAGGTAAATAATGAACTTATTGACACAAAACAGCAAGATAAAAAAGACAGGTAAACATTTTAATGTACGCCTGTATAATTTTTCAATTCCTGCCTATAAATCTAAAAGTGGTATGGTAACTTGTCCAATGGCGGACGCCTGTATTAAATTTTGTTATGCTCAAAAAGGTATGTACAAAATGGCGTCTAAGTGGATGGAATTAAAACTTAAAGCCACTTTAAAAAATGACTTTGTTGAGGCTATGAATAAGGATATAAAAGACAAGAAGGCCGAATATATCAGGGTGCACGATTCAGGCGACTATTACAGCAAACAATATCTTTTAAAATGGTTTCAAATTGCTCAAGATAATCCTGATGTTAAATTCTATTCCTACACTAATAACATAACCATGATTAAGAATTTAAAATCAATTCCAATTAATTTTGATTTTATATTTTCGGATAGTGGTAAGCAAAATAAATTCGTTGACCAAAAAACGGACAGGCACGCAAAAATATTTGAGAGCCTTGAGGCATTGAAAAAAGCTAATTATACGGACAGCTCAGAATTCGATTTATATGCAACCAGGTGGTATAATTCAACGAAAAATGTAGGTCTTATAATTCATTAAACCCTAACTAAAGAGTTTAGAAGAACGAAACACTTCAACGGATCTGTTGAAGTGTCTTAGGTTAAAACGAAAGGAATCTAAAAATGACTATACAAGAAATAAAAGAGAGAACACTTAAAACAGCACCTTATTTTTTTAGCGATGATACAATGCGTTTTTTTGGACAAAAATTAAGCGACTTTAAAGTATCTAAGCAAAGTGACGGCCGTTATAAAATAAGCGCTAAAAGTGGAGCGAATTGGTCGCAAATACTGAAGACAGTCAAATATTTTAATCCATTAAATAACAGGTTAGAAAATGAATAAATTTAGATTATTTAAAGAATTTATTACGCTTGTATTTATCATGAGCGTATGGATTTTTATGTTAATATTTTTTAACATTTAAAGAGGTTGATTTATGAATAAAACCGTTGCGCAGCTTAACGGCTTACAACTTGTAATTGTCATATATGGTATTAAAAAATATTCTATATCATTTAGAAGGCAATGCGAGAACGAAATTAAAAGACGTTCAAAAGTTAAAATTAACCAAAACCAGGTTTAATTTTTTATATTATTCTACAAAGGGTAATAATTGATTTTTATATTATTCTACAAAGGGTAATAATTGATTTTTATATTATTCTATAAAGGGTAATAATTGATTTTTATATTAATAACGAAAGGGTAATAAAATGAGTAAAACAATAAAACATAGGGGGGTAATTGTCAATATAACATCAGAAGATTCTTTATATATCACTATAAAGGGTAGATGTTATTATATTGAAAATTCGGCTGTAATGAAAGGCATAAGCGCCTGGGATAAATGCGATGAGGGTAGTGATCAAGTGGATTGGACTTTATACGACAACGAACGAGTTGAGTTAATAAAAGAAAGCGAGGTGCAGCTATGATAATAAACGAAAAAACAAAAATCATAGAAGCTTTAGAGCAAGAAGCTTTGAATATTTACAATATTATTGGAGACTTGGAAAATAATAAAATTAGTATCGATGATATTCCAGGTTGCTATATGGATATTGTAAAAGAGAGTGAGGCTTAGAAATCTTATAATAAGATCGAAAGGGTAACTATCTATTAAGCTTCTTGTGTTTAGGACCTGTAAAGTTACCCTTGCGCCTACGATTCGCTTCAGCCAACTTATGCTCATACTTCATAAGCAAGAAGCACTTACGCAGCCCCTCTACCTGAAGATGTTTTGACCAATTTAAGATAGCACCACATAGTAGCTTATCGTTCTCATCTTTATAAGCTAACATACAATAATAGTCTAACTCTGGCCTACCTAAGTTGCATTGATTATGATGATACTTATCACTTAGATACTCTTTTATATCATCTGACAAAGGGTCAGTCAACTTCAGATCTAACTTATCTATAATACTGCTTAAAGGGTCTTCTATATTATCTGACATAGGGTATTTTTATATTTATATCTACAGGGTAAGGGTAATGATAGTTTGAATGTGAGTTTGAATGAGGGTTTTTCCCAAAAATTCTACTAAAAAGGTAGAAAATAGGGAGTGAGGGTGCGTTAGTATTGAGAGTATTGAGAGTTTGGAGGCTTGAAACTATCAAAACTATCAAAACTCTCATACCCTCCCCCCAGGCCTAATCTGTCTCATAAAAGGTCATTTTGGTCTTTTTATACCTACCATGAGACAATTTTTTAACTATTCCAACCGCTGCCATCTCCCCTAACCACCTATGCGCTGTACCATCAGACACTTTGTCATCCTGAGTATCCCCACAGACATTTAACCACTCGTATGTCTCAAAATCATCCGCCATTCTACTCAAGTGATGCTCCCACTTTGTCTTGCGAGGCTCTGGAATGACCAGACCCTTGATCTTATCACTAGAAACCAGGCCACCGCACTCTACCGCTACACCACCTTGTGGTTGATCGTTTATCTCTATACCATAGACTCCAGGATTCTTAGAACCCATACGACTCTTGCCTATCGCAAGTAAACTAAAGTCTTGATTTGTCTTACACAAAAGCAAACAATGCTCATACCACCAATTAAGCACACTTGACCCTGCCATTCTCTCTTCAGCAACCCCCTGGTCTTGTGTATTCTTGTTAAAATGATGTATCACCACTAGCGCAGCATCGCTCTTTTCCTTTAATCTCTCTATCTTAGTCAACAACGGCTTTATCTTATCTGCATCCGATATATTACTTGCGCCAGAAAGCTGATAGAGGTTGTCTATAATTATCACATCTGGCTTTTGCACTAAAACTTGTGTCTCTATAAGCGGAAATACCTCTTCAAAATCACCTGGCTTCGTAATAAGCGTTAGATTATCTGATGCTTTTAACTTATCAATCTGATGCCCAACAGTTAACTTCCGTATCCTGCCAAGTGTTTCATCGATACCATTCTCTAGATCCACATACAACACTTTACGCATCTTTGGTATCTCAAATCCGATATACCCAGTCTTCCCTCCTGCAATAGATAAGGCTGCCCCCAGGTACAAATAGCTCTTCCCTGCCTCGAAATCACCAACAGCTACTGTCTTTTTACGCATCGGAATCATATCCTTAACCGCCCACTCTACATCTCGGCTTGGAGTATCCCATATATCCATACCCTGCAATACACTTGTGCCGTTCTTGACTACCTTTTCATCGGTAATTTTACCATTACGCTGTAAAAAATCGGTCAAATCTTCCCCATTCTGCAATTCTATATCTGATTTTCTAAACTTTGGCATTACCATACTCAATCATCTTAGCTTCCGCTTTCTTTCCTGCCTCATCATCATCAAAAATAACCGAAATATCGCTAAATTTACTTGTAACCATACCCAATAACTCATCCGCAGGGGTGCAATTGGCTCCATTGCTAAAAGATATCGCCTGTTTGCCACTAGAAATCATAGAAACACAATCTTTTTCACCTTCAACAATATACAATGTCTTGTCACCTCTATATTTTCGGAGCATATGCCACATCGGATAGATATATGTAGTCGCGTGACCAGTCACCTGTTTCTTTTTGTGCCATTTTATGTTGACCAAGCGCCCCTCATGGTTAAAATATGGAAACAAGAACGTACCTTCATCGTAACCTATGTATAATTTCTTAACAATACGCTTATCCCAGGGAAAATCACCTACAATATCATCGTAATTAAACAGTAAATTGTCAACGGCCTGATTTAATACATCAAACCATCTATGAGGATCTAGCGGTTTTGGAGGTGACCATTCCTTCACCTTACGTTTAGATCTCTCTATTTTGGGCAATTCTAGAGCCTCTTCTCCGAACGCTTTTGCAAAAGTTATCGCATTTCCCTTCGTATTGCAGCCAAAACAATTATATAGCCCCTCTTCATCAAAATAAAAGCTTGGTGTTTTCTCTTCGTGAAAAGGACATAGGCCTACCCAATTACCAGGCTTACTAGCCTTTCTTATGTTTTTTACATAGCTTTCAAATAAATTAAACACATTATCTATCATACATATTCCTCTTAGTTGAATTAAGGCTAGACGGTTTTTTGTTTAGATAACTAATTAACTATTAAACAATCTTTTCTGTCTAGCCCTAAATCAATTATTACACATAGACCTCTTTATTATCTATTAAGCATTTATTTAGAGTGTTAACTATACTGTTCAACTAAAGACCTTCTATATCCTTTATCGTACCACCACCCATTGCCGTTTTTAATCAATGTAGCTTTTTTCTCGCGTATATACTTTGGATCCTCTATGCTTTTGTACGGCCATTTACGCTTCCATCTCTTCCAATCGTCTTGCTGTAGTGCTTTTTTAATCTTTTTTGGCATCTTTTCTTTCTCTTCTTTTTTGTGCTTTATATTGCTTTATCTCTAACGTCTTTTTGCGTTTTAAACGCTTACGATTCTTGGCTTCCTTATTTGGCATGAACATCCCTCAATAGTATTCGCAACGCGCGTTCACACATCTGCGGCACTACGCCATTTCCTAACAATCTCAATCTGTCCACTCGGTTGGTAGTTGAGTCCACCCTACTGGTAGACCCATCAATTGTTCCACCCAATTCGGATTGAGCTTTTTTCCGGTCTTGTTCTGAGCCTGTTCTCCTAAGTTGCTTTTTTTCCTGTCGCTCATTGCCGCTCGACTGTCTTGTTCTTTCGGTGTTCCCCACGACTCTTGGTTCTTCCCATCTATATTGCTCTTGTTTTGGTCTTGCAGGCCAATTTTTAGACATGATTTTTCTCCTTTCCTATGCGTTTCATAAATTCTTTCCATTGCCTCTCTTTCTTTTGGTGGTAAGTGATCCATTGTGTTTGGTGTAGACCAAGACATTTCCCTCTGTACCGCCATCGCCAAATTGACCGATCTGCCACTCCCAGCTTTAGTTTTTCCCTCTTTGACCGCCTTTTTAACTCTAGCTCTTCTTTCCTCAAGCTGTTTTCCAGATATTTCCCAGGGTACTCCATCGCTAATATTGGTCGCATCTGCTGTAGGCCAATTCTCATAAGTCTCTACTGCATCCCTTAATTTTGCACCAAAAAATTGATTAGATGCTTTTCTTTTGCTTTTAAATCCAGTTTTATTAAGAACGGTTTCAATTCTACCACCCTCACCATCACTTAGTCTCGCTGTGGGCCAAGATAAAAACTCTCTTCCGCTGGTGTGGAGCGCCAACTTCACTCGCTGAGACCAAAGTCCACGCTGTTTTATAACCTCTTTCTTCCAAATCTCCGAGGACATACTTGAGTACCGACTCGCCATCGGCTGTTTTACTACTGATAATCCCTTCGACATTTTCAAGAATAACATAAGTTGGTCTGCACTCTGTGATTCCTCTAGCGATGTAGGGATATAAATGTCGAGGATCTTCTGTGGAAGCTCTGCGACCAGCGGCAGAGAAAGGTTGACATGGAAATCCTGCACTAAGGAAGTCCACGACTCCACGAAACTCTGCGAATGGGAAAGTTTTAAGGTCCGTATAGACAGGTGTCGGATGTATGACATCCTCTTCCATCTTCGCGACCAAGTTTGCGATTGCGAAGGCTTCGATCTCCACATAAGCGATTTCTCTGACATTTGGAAAAATTCTTCTGAGTCCTCTACCAATCCCTTCGTATCCTGTACATAGAGATAGGTGGGTAAGTTCTTGGGTATGATCCACATTAGTTCTCCTTATCACAATGCTCTTTACAATCTGAGCATATGTCAGTCAAAATTATAGGTGCATTACAGCAAGTGCTTTCGTCTTTCATTATATTTCCTTCTTCAATCTATCGCAAGCTTCTCTTAATATCTCATCAGAAGGCCTATCAAAACCAGACTCTCTTAAAAGATCTCGCTGATATACGCCAAACCTATTAAACTCCATTATATATATAGGCGTATAATCAATATTATCAAACTTAGTCCACCACCAAGAATAGTTTTGTAATCTTTCTTTAGTTACTCTTGATGTATTTTCTATCTCAATTATAAATATACCATAATCCTCTGAAAACAAATACCCATCAGGAATACCACAGTCACTATCATAATCTTCTGCATCAAAATAGTAGTTTTTAACTCCAAATTCTTTTGCGGAATTATGAAAGCCATAAAACCTAACCCCAGGAAAATCATTATAAACTTTAAGTGCAGATTCTATTTTTAAATCATGTGTTTCTTGAGTTATGTGAGCGCTTTTATTTCTGTAAATCATTTGAAATTTTAAAATATCGTGATATGAGTTTTTAGTTTTCCAGTTTTTTAACTGCTTATTTAAAGTAATGTATCTTTTTTCTTTCACTATATCTCCTTCTGTAATTTATCAAGCTCCATACAACACTTAAACACTCTCCATCCCCAGTCAAGCTGTGATTTCCCTACAAAGTGATGCGAGAATGCACCAGAGTTCTTATCAAGCTTGAGTATCATAGCCGACTCAATCTTCGCTTTAGGCTGTAATTCCAGGTACATCTTCCGATAGGCTGCGAGTTGAGCCGTCATTTCTGGATAGATACCCTTGCTCGTCTTAAAATCTCCCAAAACCAATGTGCCATTTATCCTGGCTATAAAGTCCGCAGTACCACCTACTCTATACTTTTCCGATACCATCTTAAGCTCAATCGCTTCATACTTTGGCTTAGTCATCTTCTCCCACTCAAGGTATCCTAAAAAAGCATTCTCAGCTTTTTCTATTTGCTCCGCAGAATAATCAGACATTTCAGGCTTTTCACCTTTAATATGACTTTCGCATAAATAATGCGCCAATGTACCGATCGTGCCTGCCTCTTTTAATACTGCCTCTGGGTCTTCTCCTGCTAGTGCAGTTCTCCTGGCCCAGGCCACTAGTATATTCTTATTCCACCCTAAGTTATTTAGAATGGTTGTAACCCCTTTTGCCCTAGAGCCGTCTTTTAACTTATACGCTGTATGTGCTTTTGTTTTTGCCATGTACCATTATAGCAAGCAACCGTTTTTTAAGTCGCATACTATCCTTTCCTTCTTCTGTTTTTCTTTTAATTAATTTCTTATAGACCTCTATAACTTGATAGTATCTAACTAGCTTGGTTTCCAATTTCCACCCACCTTTTTAGTTGTTCACGCAATGCCTCATTCACAATGTCCGCAACAGGTTTGTCTTTGATCGCGTGTTTAATCTTTAATGCTTTCCATACGTCAAGTTCTAATTGACAGGAAAATGCCTTTGTTTCTACATCAGGCTTTATAAAATCTTTGTTAAAAGTTGGAGTAAGCCTCTTAATAAGTTTTTCTTCCAGAGCTTTCGCTATATTGTGGTCATCAACCTGTTTATATTTTGCCAGGTCATAACTTATCTCGTGCTTTCTTAATCGACTGTAGACATTTGTTGTGTAACCAATGTATACAAGATTATGGTCTTGGTATAAAGCATATATACCAGTAAAGTTTCCGCGTTTTTTAGGGTTGAATTTTCTCCACATTATCTCCCCCAGATTTGTTCTTTTACAAGTGTGGCCATAATACCATAATTGCTTAAATCTAAGAACGCATCTTCTAAAGGCTCATCTTCAACGGCAGAACTACCCTTCCGCATAATAAGGTTCTTTGCTCGTTCTATTTTATCGTTCATACGAAACCATATACCAGATAGTGACATATGCACTTCTTCTGCTGTTTCCAGGTTCGTACCTACAGAAATATTACCACTACCGTAATCGTGCTGTTTTCTACAGAACAATTCGTACTGCTCTCGCTGTAGCTGTTTAAATCTTTTTGTCATTACAGGATATTCATTTTCCATCTTTTCCGTAATCTTAATTTTTTCTAATGTTTTATCAGCCATTTAAATATCTCCATATTCTTAATAATGTTTTATTTCCGTTAACCCTTAAAAGCCAATCCACGTTCTCTTTTTGCTTATCGCTGCGACCGTCTTTGAAGTAACGATATAGATATATAAAAAACCATTTAATCATCATTAGTTAAAACTCCTCTTGTATATCTATTCCGCAACTTTCACATTCCCATATATCCGTTCGATAGTCGTAACCATCGAATAGATGGATAAGCTTTTCATGTTGACATTTATTAGAAGTGCGCGACACATTTTTGCTATGTGTTGCTCGAGGTAAGAACGAAAGGATCGTATCGCACACTTCTGTTAAAACATAGGCGAGAAAGTCAACCAGTTTTTGCCAAACTAAGTTTATCGTCTTTTTCTCTTTCTCGCCTTCTTTAGTTTCAGACCACATACCTTTAAATCCGAAACCAAATTTGGATGTGTGGCAAAACCACAGCGTAATCTTCGCTCTTTATCATATCCTGCATAAGCACATTGTCTGTTTTCTACAAGCGGACATTTTTCAAACATTCTACCCAATCATCAAAAGTCATACATACAAATGTGATACCCCTGTCTTCTCGAAACATGACCGCATCACAATTACCTAAAGAGAGCCACTTAGGGATCGACTTACGTCTTTTAGCTTGCACTAAAATATCATCCGCTTTGATATCGACATCAGGCGCTTCCCCAAAGCTACGCCCATCCGACCCCCAGGCTCTTTTAACATTCTTAAAGCCAGCATCCTGTAGCTTCTTTACAAGTTCGTTCTCGTACCCTGTACCTTTTGCTTTGCTATTCACTTCTTCATCCCACTTCTGTTGTAGTTTTTGAATATGTAACTTATCTTTACCGTCTAGTTTAG